CGCCAACGGCTTCGTCCCCTCGGACGCTGTCTCGACCGACGTCCCGGTGACCATCGCCGACCTCAAGTACGTCGACGTCGCCTTCACCGACTACGAAGCGTCCACCCTCAGCCTGGAACGCCTCCGTCGCCTCTTCTTCGCCCCGATCGCCAACGCCGTCCAGAAGTCCCTGTTCGACGAAGTGCTGTCCAAGGTGACCGCCGCCAACTTCGCCAACGAAGCCTACTCCGGCGCGACCAGCGGTTTCACCCGCATCGCCGTGGCCAACGCCGCCAAGAACCTGACCAAGGCCAACCTGCCTCACATCGGCCGCAAGCTGCTCATCAGCCCGGACGCCATGGGCCAGCTCGTCCAAGACCCGTCTGTCGCCCAGACCTTCTCCTACGGTAACAGCGATGTGATCCAGAAGAACGCCATCAGCAAGGAACTCCACGGCTTCAGCGTCTCCGAGTACAACGGCTTCCCGACCTCTGGTACGCCCTTCACCGAAGGTCTCAACGGTGTGGCCTCCTGCAAGGAAGGTCTCGTCATCGTGACCCGTGTTCCTGCTACCCCGACCACCGGCGGTGGCGAACAGATGGTCGTTCAGGACCCGGACAGCAAGTTCTCCTTCGCTCTCCGCTACTGGTACAACTGGCAGGCCGGTAAGCACAATATGTCTGCCCTCTGGCTCGTTGGTTCGGCTGTCGGTAACCCGAACGCCCTCCAGCGCATCGCCTTCACGTCGTAATCTTTCGGGGGAGTTTAAAATCCCCCAAAGCGACAATGCGAGACCCTCTCCCCACGCCATGGGGGGAGGGTTTCTTATTTTGACAATGGGCTAAACCCATGTCGGGAATCACGGACGAATGGGCGGTAGACGCCTCGGAAATCCTTTCCGAGATTCCCAAGGCCGTGACCGTGAAGAACGTCCCAGGCGGCACCCCAGTAGCCCTTAACGCCCTGATGACGCAGCCGGCGATCATGCAGGACTTGGAGACGGGCGGATTCCTGAACCAGACCTCCTTCGACATGAAGTTCCTCCGCGCCGACGCTCTGGCCAATCCGGGGCTGATTGCGTTCGGGAATGTCGTGGCCTATGGCGGACAGGAGTTCCGCATTATGACCGTGACGGACCGCACCCCGTCGGCCTGGGTGATCGTCAAGGTTCAGACCAAGGTACAGTAATGGCCTTGGTGGTCCAAGTCGCCAAGGGCGTCAAGGTGGACTACACCCAGTTCGCAGCCCATTTGGCTGTTTATAAGATGGTCATGCGTAAGTCTTCCGAGGAAATTGTGAAGCAGCAGTCCCGACTGTTCGCGCAGGATATGTGCGACTTCACCCCGCCGTTTTCCGGCAAGGTTCCTACGATCCGCAAGGGCGGGGAGGGGGGCTTCGGCAACAAAGCCAAAAAGAAGGGTCAGGACGCAGTCAGCCGTGATGTTCGTAGAATTTTTGCTCCTCTAGCCCAAGCTCCAGCCGCTGGCGTCGCTGCCGCCGGTAATGTGGGCATCCTTTCTGCATGGGTCGGTGCCAAGGCTAAACTTCCCCCTCCCCATTACCCCGACTACGTCTTCAAAATGGTCGAGCAGGGTCGCATCCTAGGTCCGGGTGAGTGGGAGCGTTTCAAACAAATCGAATCTAAAAAGGGTACCCCTAAGACCAAGTTTATGATGGGTACTACCGAAGGTGCCATTAAAAGCATCCATGAACATCGGCGCGGCAAGCCGTCTTACAAGGTCAAAGAAGGCGATAGGTACGCCATTACATATGTCGATGACTGGAAGGTCGTCGAACGCTATATCAAGGGTGTACAAGCCAGAGTCGGCAAACTGAAGTCTGGCTGGTACTATGCCGGCCTCAAGTTGGGGCGTATGCCTACCTCCGCCTGGGTTGCTGGACAGGGTGCGTCTACCTCGGTATATGCCCCGCGCTTAGGTGGTCCAGACCCCGTCATCAAACTTGGATCGACTATCGGCCGAAACTACAGCCAAGGCTATCACTTCATGCGGATGGCCATGAACCACCGGGCGTTCGCCATGCGGGTGGCCGTCCTCAAGCACCTCCAGCACCCCCGCAACCACGGCAAACTGCTGGACGTCGTCCGCCGGCTCCAAGGCGGATTCACCCTTACCAATACACCATAATGCCTACCCCTCCCTTCTTCAGTTTCCGAACCACCATCGAGAACAGGGTGGCCCAGTACCTGACCCCGCTATTCCCAGGCGTGACGGTCAACAAGGGCGTCACCGACGACCTCCGGGTCATCCCGATCATCATCGTCCACGCCGAGTCGAGCAGCAACATCGACGACCTAGGCTCCCAGACCCTCGGGAACTACAAGGCCGTGGTCAAAATCTACGTCTACTCCTCGGCTGACGACGAGACCCTCGAAACGCACCGCGCTAGGGTCGTCGAGGTCATCGGAGCCATGCGCGACGTCGCCGGCATCGCCTCCCTCTGGAACGTGTCCACGGACGGCCAGCTCTACGACCTGTGGATTGAGAACGACGAGGAAGGCATGAGCCAACGCCGGTACGGCAACGCCATCGAGTACACCTTCTGGGGCGTCATGCCCCCCGCCCCTTGACACTTGGCTAAACCCATACGACTATGGCTATTGATTACGGCGTAGGACATTTTTACGGTCTCCGAGGAACTTCGACGTACATGACGCTTCAGTCTGACTCCGTCAGCCAGAGCTTTAAGCTCGATGTCGAAGTGTCTGACGAAGAAGGTCGTGTGATCACCGACCGCCTGGACGACTTGTTTATCGAGTTCACCTTTGAGGGTGTTCTTAAAGCATCTGACGATCTGCCAGCCAATGGTGATCAATTTACCTACGGAGGAATTACTTTTATCACCAAGAACATTGATGATAAAGGTACGAATAAGGATTTCCGCAAGGTTTCTGTAAAGGCCGTCAAGTATCAGGAAATCGCCTAATAGGGCCGCATCCCGAATGGATGCTCGCTACCTACAGGCTACGACCGTCCTGCCCCGCCAAGATAAGGTGTGCGGCAGGACGCTTCGTCCTTTCTGCCTCCGGCATCGTGTGGCCCTTGAGGCCATTGATTCGCCTTTCCTAGACCCGGCGAACAAGAAGTTCGACCCTGTTCAGGTCGTCATGGCGGCGCGGATTCTGTCGACCTACGATAAGCAGGAGATGGCCCGTCCGCTTTCCTACGTCGAGAAGTGCTTCGTCGCCTACATGGCGATCAACAATAAGTACTATTCGCGCTGCGTCGGCACTATCCTCGGCTGCATCAAGGTCTCTTTGTCCTATCCCAAGTTCTGGCAAAAGGAAGACAAGAAGGACCATAAGAAGTACGAAGACATCCCCTTCCCGCTCTCCTGTGTGGCCAGCCTTTGCCGTAACGGCGTCAGCATGGAGGAGGCTTGGACCATGCCGGAAGGCGAGGCGGTATGGATGTCCATCGCAAGCGCAATCTACAACGGAGCCAAGATCACCATCCTGTCTACCGAAGAGGAAAAAGATTTAGAGAATTTCGACGCCCGTATTGAAGCCTACAAAAAGGCGAACAACCTACCCTAAGCCATGGCCGACCTATCAGTAACAATTGGACTAGACCAGACCGAGCTTGAAAAGGGCTTGGCTGGTGCCGGCAAGAGCCTTGGCAAACTTGCTGGTGCTACCCAGGCGGGTGTTAATCCTTTCCAAGCCACGGCTAACAAACTGTCTACTGGCATGGGTATCGGTGGGATGATTGCTGGTCCCATCGGTGCGGTTGTCGGCGCGTTCTTTGATGCCTTTGGCGGAATGATCTCAAGCGTTACAGCCAAGGTCAAGGAGTTGGCTGAATATGCACAATCCATCAGGTTGGCATCGCTGACTACTGGCCTATCAATCGAACAGATTCGTAATATCGAAGCAGTAGGTAAGGCTTTTGGAGTGAGCCTACAGACGATGGTAAGCACTTCTGTCGAGTTCACGCGCCGAATGGGCGAAGCTCGGATTAAGGGAGGTGAACTGACCAACATCCTCGCCAAGATGGGTGTCGGCCTAGACGAGGTAGCCAAAGGAACTTTTGACGAACAGAAAGCCATGAAGATGCTGGCCGATGCCTACGCCGCCGGCACGGACGAAGCCACGCTGCTTTACTACGGTACGAAGATGTTTGGCGACTCGTTCAAGGAACTTCTCCCAATAATCAAAGCTGGGTCAAGGGCTATTGATGACGCTGCAAATACTTACAAAAAAGCAGACCCGGGTGCAACATCAGCATTGGGACGGTTTTTGAATGATCTTCAAAATATTTGGACATCATTGCAAAATATTATGATTGATGGCTTCGGCGGCTTTGTAGAACAAGTCGAAGGGTTTATTTCCGACATTAAGAATATTTTCACTCTAAGTTTTTATAATCCTTTTGAATCTGTTGAGGACAAGGTAAAGCGCAGGCTTGAAAACGCTCCGAAGTACATGACCAACGAAGAACTGGTCAAGTTTGTCCTTAAAGGATTCGACCCAGAAGATCGGGAAAAGGCAGAAAAAGAAATTCGCAAGCAGCTCAAAGGAAACGGAAAAGTCCTTAACCCCTTCGGCATGGCTGAAGCTGGCGCGGCGTCTCAGATGCAGCAGATGGCCGGTGGCGACATCTTTGGAGCCGTCTCCTTTACCCCCCTTGAACGGATCGCCACGGCGACCGAAGAGACCGCCCGTAACACCGCACCGAAAGACACACCCACACCCCGTACCCCTGACGAAGTAGCACGATAATGGCATCTAATACTATCATTGAATACGGAGTAACTCTTGGCACCCCTGTCGCCCAGCCTGGGTGGCAGGTCGAGGCCGACGGCTTTGGCCTTCTCCAGGCACAGGTTAAGTTCAAGTGGGACGTCACCCAGATGGGAAACTTCACGACCGTGTTTGCCAAGGGTACCACGCTTGGAAGCCTCGTTGATGTTGCCCCTGCTAATTTCTCTAATCTCAAGGTTTGGAAGGCCAACATCGTCTATGAAAAGGCCGACGTTCTGACCGTCACCGCCGACTTCTGCGGCATTGATCCGAACGTCAACGGCGGTCAGCGCACTAACCCTCAGATGGTTATGACCGGCTCGGCTGCTTCCGAGCCTATCGAACACCACCCAAACTTCCAGTTGGTCAATTGCACTTCTGGAGGTCTTGTAAATAAGCTCGCCGGTTTCCCTTCTGGGTCAGGATGGGACAATGATCCCGTCACTAACCCGAACCGCGCACTTTGGCGTCCGGCCGTCGGTCAAGGTGGTGCCGTTCAAGGTTTCCAGTTCGTCGGTTTCCTGCCCAACCAGAACGTCGAGGAGACCATCTCGAAGGTCAACATCAAGGCCGGCATCAAGAACTACTACAAGCCGTCGAACACGATGCGCGTATTGTTCTACGTCAACGCAGTAGACGTGGCTCTTACCTACGCCTCTTATGTCGGCTGGGTTACCGACGGGAGCAACTGGAATATCCCTTCCGCCTATCGTCAGCTCGCCACGGGCGGGTACGCCGGTTCGTTTCAATGGAATGAACGCTGGTCTTCTCAGATCAACAAGTCGTTCCTGATCACCAACGGCTCCGTCGAAGAGTTCGGAGGCATCTACAAGGTGACGGCTGACCTGATGCTCTCGGGTATCTCAGGATGGGATAAGGACGTTTACCCCAACACCCAAGCAGGCTGATGCGTTCCCTTAGCGGATTTAACAGTTCGGCGGTTCAGGGTTCCTTTGCCAAGGGTCAGCCAATCATGGCCACCGACCTGAACAAGTTAGCCAACTCAGCATCGGCTGCTCAGACCATGATGTCGAATGACATTATGTTCTTTGCTGGGAACAACGGAGTCAGTTACGGACTGCCGCAGGAAGTTGTCCAATCCACCTCGCTTAACCCCCTAGACCCTACCATCAGCGGAGACAAGGTCACCATCGTCCCAGGCACGGTCAATCGGTACATCCCGAAGATTGGCAGCAACTACATCGACGCAACCCCCGCGCCGACTATCACCGTCACCGACAACGGGTACATCTTGGTCAAGGTTACCTACGAGGTGAACAAGTTCTTCCCGCGCACGGCGGAGATCGTCTTCTTGGCCGTTGCCACGCCGCCGGCCGACACGAACACGGAAAGTCACTATCCTCTGGCCAAGGTCGTGAAGACCACCTCTGGTGGCGTCGACTCGTACTCTCTGACGGGCGTCGGCTTCTTCAACAACGGCAACCTTGTCGTCAACCGCCTGAAGGCCGGACAGAGCATCGCCACTTGGTGGTGGGACGTCATCAGTTAAATGGCCGACGCATGGAATCCAGCGACCTCGTACTCGCCTGGTGCCATCGTCACCTATAACGGGCAGACGTATTATCGGAGCCAATACCCTGCGACGGGGACCGGCGGGACGCCTCCTAATCAGGAGATGAACGTCGACAGCGAAGGAGACCTTATCAGGACTTGGACGATTTTTGTCGGTGGTTATTCCGGGTATCAGCCTAAGTTTGCGACGGTTTACTTCCGCATCATCGAACCTCCTCTCAGTTCTGAGACTGGGCTTCCCGACTTCGGATACGCAGGTGGTCAATTCGGAGCAGGAAACGCTTACGCACCGATTGAAAACGGCATCGGTTATGTTTTTGGGTCTACGATTGAAATGGATCAGGCAAAAAACAACCCGTCGCCTACCCCTGATTCTCCCGTCTGCCCTGCTGAGTTTTGCGGAGTAGCCATGCAGCAATGGGGAGAAAATGGCTTCGTTGCCTGTGGCGTGGACAGCACACCCCACCCTACCATCCCAAGAAAGTACTACATCTACGTCCTATTCAACCATCCCCTGTACTTCCGTCGTACGATTACAGTCGTGACCCAGATCAAGAAGACGGTCACGGTCTTCGACCCTTTCGAGGAGACGGTGACATACGAGAACACCTACACGCCTTACGGCCCTGACGACAGGAACTACATCTCGTTTTCTACCATTCAATACGGTTCCTATCTAGTCCCGGCAAACGCCGCCTTTGAAATCGTAGTACCTCCTGATGAAACCACCTCGACGGGCAGCACTACCTACCAGTTCTCAGCACGAGGGTTCCAAGAAGCCACCCCGAACGACTAATTTAGGGGTATTGACATACGGCTAAACCCAAACGGCGAACCTATGTCCTGTACCCAGCATCAGTTCAAACGGGGGGTCACCTTTAACGGTGCCGGTACCTATACCCCCGAGGCTGGGTGGCCTTCCTCCCTCACCGGGGTGACCATCGTCACCGCGCTGCGCGACGCCCGGAACCAGCTCCACTACCTCGACGTGGCGATCACCAGCCCGACGACCTTCACCGTTTCGTCCAATCAGACCCAAGAGTGGCACCCAGGCACGGCTTACTGGGACATCCAGTTCTACCAGAACACGACGGAAATCTTCTATTCGGCCACCGTTCGCATCGAAATCCTGCCGAACATCACCCCTAACCAAGTTTCTACCTGATGTCCTTCACGATCAGCATCAACGACCAAGCCGCCTTTGAGGTCCAGTTCGCTGGCCCCGCCGGCCCGACTGGACCGCAGGGTCCGCAAGGTCCGCAGGGCATCCAAGGCCCGAAGGGCGACCAAGGTGATCAGGGTCCGCAGGGTATTCAGGGCATCCAAGGTATTCAGGGCGTCAAGGGTGACCAAGGCGACAAGGGAGATAAGGGCGACCAAGGCGACCAAGGTATCCAAGGTATTCAGGGTATCCAAGGCGACCAAGGACCGAAGGGCGACAAGGGAGATCAGGGCGACCAAGGTCCGCAGGGCGATAAGGGAGACCAAGGCGACATCGGCCCCCAAGGTCCGCAGGGTATCCCCGGAACCCCAGGCGTCGTCGCAGCCACCGCGCCGCTGGCCTACGACTCTGGCACCCAGACCGTCAGCATCAGCCCTAACCCCAACTTCGACTCTATCTCCATCGCTGCTGGTGGCTACGCCGGCTTCCTTCAGAATCAAGTCTTCATCGGCGACGGCATCCTGACGAACTACTTGGACATGACTCAGGGTCTTGTCCTTCAGAACGGTTCAATCACCTTCCCCGACTCCACGTCTCAGACCACGGCGTTCAATTCGTCCGTCCTGCTGCCTTACGCGCTGATCAACTCGCAGGTCTTCACCGGCACCCCGAGCTTGCCCACGGGTACCATCGGCGTGACCCAGCCGACCCTGACGTCGTCGACCCAGTTGGCTACCACGGCCTTCGTCCAGCAGGAACTCGCCGCCGGCACGGCCAACGCTCGCAACCTTGAACTGCTCGTCCGCAACCAGAGCGGCGTGACCATCCCCGCCGGCTCCATCGTCTACATCAGCGGTGCGACGGGCAACCTGCCCCTTATCACGCTCGCCCAGGCGAACAACGACGCCAACTCGGCCCAGACCATGGGCTTCGTCAAGACGTCGATTGCCAACAACGGTCAGGGCTACGTCATCGTGCGCGGGGTGCTGGAGAACATCAACACCTCCGCCCTTACGGAAGGCGTCCAACTTTACCTGTCCCCGACGACCCCGGGTGCCTGGACGACCACGAAGCCGGTCGCCCCGCAGCACATGGTCTACGTCGGCATCTGCATCCGTTCGCACCCGACGCTTGGCACGATTCTGGTGGCCGTCCAGAACGGCGTAGAACTCGACGAACTCCATGACGTCCTGATCACGACTCCGACCAACGGTCAGGTATTGTCTTACGACTCGGTCTCTGGCCTGTGGAAGAACTCGGCTGCTGCCGGCGGTGCGGTCTGGGGGGGCATCACCGGGACTCTCAGCTCGCAGACAGACCTCCAGTCCGCTCTTAACGCCAAGGCTAACCTGTCGGGTGCGACCTTCACGGGCAAAGTCACCGCGCCGAACCCGACCTCTACCTTCTGCGGACTTAATATCGGCAGTTTCCTCTCGACCGCCAACATCACCGGGTCGGTCGCTGGAGACGTCTGGATCGGGACGTTCCAGATGACTTACAAGAACGGACAGGGGAACATCGTCTACGGAGCGGGAACCAATGTCTCAAATAACTTCGGGTCTCCGCAGACCATCGACACGACGAACAACACTTTTGCCGCCCTGCGCGTGACCCAGAAGGGAACCGCCAACGCCATCGAGGTCGAGGACAGCACGACCCCGGACGCTACTCGCTTCGTCGTCGATGCGAACGGCAAGGTCGGAGTGGGCGTCGCCCCGGATCTAAACGCCGCGCTGAAGGTGGATACCAACGGCATCATGTTCGGCGACGGCACGACTCAATACACCGCCGGTGCTTTGCCGGGTTCAATTCCAGATAATACAAACCTAGCCAAGACTTGGTTTATTTTTAATTACTTTAACTACATTACTTCTTGGAGTTACGATTCTTTGAACAATCAGACTACTGTATATCATACGGGGCCGGATGCGGCAATCCGATCTTACGCAAGTGGATTTTATCTTACGGACGGTAATTATACGTTCGGACTGAATAACAACGAAAACCCCGGTTCGATTATTTGGAATGGCGACATTACTGACGGAAGTTTAGGACGAAGTTTGTATGTCTCAAATGGGGCATCATTCCTTCAATCGCTTACTAAGTATTTTAATTAACATGATCACCGCCATCCTCTCCTTCCTCGCCGGCGTCGTCGTCGGCATCCTCGTCTTCCGTAAGAACCGCGCCAAGCTCGACGGAGCCGAAGCCAAGGGCAAAGACCTGCTGGCCGCTCTCAAGGGAGACAAGTGAACCGTGCGTACCCCTCTGGTCATCGCCGTGCTGGCCCTGACCACGGGGTGCAGTATGTTCAGCAAGCCCCAGGCTGAGATTCCCAAGCAGCCCGACGCCCCGACGAACCAGAACATCGTCGAGAATGTCGGCAAGGACATCGACAAGGTCGACGGGCGGGTAGCCGCCGCCGTCGCCGTCGCCCGGGAGAACGCCGAGAAGCCCGAGGTCGTCAAGGCCGAGACCGGCGTCGCCCTGTCCTACCTCCCCGCCCCCTCCGAAGCCGACGTCGCCTTCGCCCGTCAGCGAGCTGGCAAGGCAGACCAGAAGGACTACAAGGCGGCGGAAGAGTACGGCAAGAAACTCCTCGCCAAGATCAACGCCGACTGGGCCAGCATGGAAGCCCAGCAGAAGGAGGCCAAGCGAGTCTCCGACCTGAAGGACAAGCGTATCGAGGAATTAACGCAGGAGGTCGTCCGTGTTAAGCAGGAAGCCAGTAATAACGTCTGGACGATGACGGGTGCAGGACTCGCCGTCATCGGTGCCTTGACCACCGCCTTCATGGGTCCGAAAATCGGACTGCCCATCCTGCTCTGCGGTGCCTTCTGCGGCTCCATCCCGTTCATCATCGACTCGCCGTATTTCGAGTACATCGCCGCAGGCACCCTCCTCATCTCCGCTGGCCTCGGCCTGTGGTGGCTGACCGATAAGGTGCGCGACTCGGTCAACAAACCTACCAACAACGACCCCCATGACGAAGCGACGCCAAAAGAGTAAGGTGGTCTATGTTAAGCTCGGCCGGCAGAAGGCATGGGGCCAAGCGACCATCGGCGAAGGTCTCATCGAGATTGACCCCCGCCTCGGTGCCAAGCGGCAACTGGAAGTCCTCTGCCATGAGCAGGTCCACCTGACCTTCCCCGAGATGTCCGAAGCCCAAGTTGACCGCGCAGGCAAAGACCTAGCCGCCGTCCTCTGGGATCAGAGTTACCGCCGAGTCCTCCTTACCCCCAACGCCAAGCCCCCCCGTATTTCGTGAGTGCCGCTCCCATCAACCCCGAGGAAATCCCTAGGGAAGTCAAAGACGGCGTCATAGCGGGCGTCCTAGGTGGCCTAGCGATGGTGGCCCGCCTCCTCCTCTCCACCGAACCCGTCTCAGCCGGCTGGGTCATGCGAAGGGTCGCCGCCGCTGCAATCACCGCCGCCATCGTCGGCTACGCCATCCAAGACCATATCCAGTCGCCTGGGCTTCGCATGGGCGTAGTAGGTGCGGCCGGCTACTCCGCGCCGGAATGTCTGGATTACCTGCTCAAGTACATCAAAGCCCGTGGTCAGTCCGAGGTCGCCAAGGTAACCAAGAAACCCAATGGCAAAAAGAAGCCCTCTAAAGGACGCAAGTGAGAAGAACTTGCTGGTCTCGGTCTCTGGGCTGGTGATCGCCTCCGCCCTAGCAGCCCTTATGTCGGCTTGGACGGCTGGCTTCGTCCTAGACCAGTTGCAGTCCACCGAGGCGATGGCCCTCATCATTACCGACGGGGGGATCAAGTCAGACTCCAAGGACTTGGAGCGGAACCTGTCCACCGCCACCCTAGCCCTCCAGACCTGCCGAGATTTGGGCTGGGCTTTGGCTGTGGGCTGTTTGGGGGTAGGGTTGGCAGTAGTAGTCAGACTGAGGAAGAAAACCCCGCCACGGGCTTCCTAGGGGGCTTTCTTGGGGTACGGGAGGACGGGGTACTTCAGCTTCTTCATTAGTTCCTTCTTACGGGTCTTGGAACAGTTGAAATAAATGTACCGATACTTCATGCTGCTGAAGTACTCCTCGACCATATCCACCCCGAACTGGTCGATAATCTCCTGCTTGGTCATACGCTCCCGGCGTCGGTAGACCGTTCCGCCGGCGTTGTCCGAGGCGTTCTTCGGCCTAAAGTACTTCATCTTGGGGCTAATCCCCGTGTAAATCCAGTTGGTAGCCTGGTAGATATACCCGATATGCCCCTGCTCTGAATCGGCAAAGGACACGATAATTTCAAAGGGGCATTGCCGCAGGGCTTGGCCTACGAAGAAGCTTTCGGTGTTCTTCGGCATGGCGTCCTCGACCCATAGGCGGTTGAACTCTACCACGTTCTTGCTCTCGTCCTCGCCGCAGATTCCGTTGCAAAGGGTATAGGAAGAGGGCTTACCGAAGACAATCACCCCGACCAGCCTGCCCTGCTGGAAGAAGTCGTCGTTCGTTTTCTCATCGGTGAACAGGCCGAAGGCCGCAGAACAGGAACATTCCCGGTGCAGGTAATGATTCTTGACGATGGTATCCATCGCCATCCGATACTCAATCGGTCTGACCGTCAGAGTAGATACGATGCTCATGCCTCGTACTTCGTCCCCTGATAGTACAGGGCCGCGCCGACCTTCCGAGGCTCCATGATGCCGTTCGTCACCATGGCCTTGATAAGGGACTCCGCCTGGTCTCGGTTCAACTTGTGGTCGGAGATCAGTTCCTCAATCAAAGCCCCCCGGCTGACCTTCGGCTTGGACTCAAAGTGCCGGAACTGCTGGCCGACCTTGAGCAGCTCGAAACCGCCGGCCAAGGGGGCGACCTCCCAGAACACACGATCATCGGCGTGTTTAAGTTTCAGGGTCAGGGTAGGCTTACCGTCCGGGGTACGCATCCCGGCCTCCTTGCCACGCTTCGACAGCATGAAGGAAAACACCGGCTGGTCCTTGGACTCCCGGCGGATGTTCAGCACGGCGCGGACATAGTTCACAAGTTCCGCTCCCCCCGTACCGCTATACATGATGTCCGAGAAGGTCTGCCCGTCCGTGACCTCCTTGGCCTTCGGCTTGCCTTCGTGGTGGATCAGGATGGCGATGCACCCCGTCTCCTTGAGCATAGGCTCCAGCAGCCCACGGCAGAAGTTCGTGACGTCGACGTTGTCATTGATGTTCCCGCCGATGTAAGCCATCAGGGGGTCCAGCACGATGACGTCGAGTTTGTGCCGAACGATGATCTTACGGGCGAGCTGAATGATGTCGTTCCCGCGCTTCGATGATTCGTTAAAGAAGTGCAGGTTCTGCCTGACCATGGCCTTCTCGTCGTTGTTCAGCCTCATGCCCGACATGACGCCTTGGAAGGACTGAGCCATGTCGCCGACGTCGCCCTCCGCCTGGAGGACGCCCATCTTCAGCGGATGCTTCGCTGGGATGCCGAACAGCTCCCGTCCGCAAGCCCATGACATGGCCATCTGCATGGCGAAGGAAGACTTGCCGATGCCGGACTGCGCG